ATACCCTGATAATCAAGACTGTCATAATTGTCATTAACCGCTATAAAACGAACTTTCCATTCGGGAAATATCTTGTCAGTATATCTGCCTACCTCAATATAATTTCTTGCAAATCTTGATAAATCCTTTACAATAACGCATTGAACAAGGTTCATCTCAGCAAGAACGAGCAGTCGTTTCATCCCCGGACGATTCATATTTGTTCCGGAATATCCATCATCGACAAGTTCCATTACTTCAATTTTCTTGCCTTTGAATGTCGCAGAAATATGTAAATCGAGCAAGTCACGCTGATTGGAAATACTATTACTTTCACCATCATCGCCATCTTCTAATGACAGGCGCAAATATTTTAATACTACATATTTATTTTCAGCCATGTCATTCACCTCCGTTTAATATTTCCAGATATTCCGCAATGGTATCCTGATGCTTCCATTCAATTTCTATTCTCTTATCAGGATAAACCTTAATGGATTTAATAAACTCATTAACCATTACGGCAGAGAGTTTTTTGGACGAGGAATACTGTTTGAGTTCGCTTATCCATCTGTCTGCTGAAAACAGCTTGTTAAATTTGTCTCTTTTATGTTCAAGCACTTCTAATTTTTCAGCAGTATTTTGTAATTCAACAGCTAACTGATCTCTTAAAATATTGTACTCCTCTTCATCAATCATTTGCCTTGCAAAATCCGTTGCAATCCTCACTCTGCTTTCTTTGATATAAGCGATATTTGATAAGGTTTCACTAATCTGCTTTGTCAAAGAATACATTGCGTGTTTTGTTTCAGGAGCAGTAGATGCAACAAGCATTGACTCTTCAATTTTTGATAAAGTCATAATTTGCATTTTTATTGACTGATGAACGATGCTTTTCAAAACATCCTCTTTGATTGATGTTGTCTGACAGCTTTCAGGATATACTGAATGTTGTCTGCAGATAAAGTAGTAATTAGGAATTCCTTTTTCTCTATCTTTATAGTCGCCTCTTACCATTCTATATCCACAATCACCGCATACAACCAAACCTTTTAAGATATTATCCTTCTTGTTTGTCTTTCTCACTCTCGGTTTTCTATTGTACTGTGCCATCATTTCCTGCACAGCATTGAAATCTTCTTTTGATACAATAGCTTCGTGAGTATTTTCAACTATAATCCAATCTTCCTTATCAACTCTTCTTAAAGGAATATTGTTATACAGAGAACGCTTTGTTCTACCCTGCACCATATTCCCAGTATATACTTCATTAGAAAGTATTCTGACAATCATTGATTCCGACCAATATTTCATATTGGCGTATTTTTTACTCTTAAATATGCCTCTGTCATACTTGTATTTCGCAGGTGGTACAATACCCATACTTACGAGCATACGACAAATCGTTACAACACCTAACCCTTCAAGTTTCCACTTAAATATCATCTTTACTACATTAGCAGCTTCAGGATCGACAACAAGTTTATCTTTGTTTTCTTCTGACACAGCATAACCATAAGGTCCCATTCCACCCGTGTATTCTCCGTTTAACTGCTTTGTTCTGAATGCAGATGCTATTTTTCGTGATGTATCTTTAGCGTATAAAGCGTTTATAACATTTTTAATCGGAACTGTTACATCACAAGGAGCTACCATATTATCCACACAGTCATTTATGGCTATAAACCTTATACCGAGCAAAGGAAATATCTTATCTACATACTCTCCCATTCCTATGTATTCACGACCAAAACGGGACAAGTCCTTTACGATAATACAATTTACTTTGCCGTTATATACATCGTACATCATCTGCTGAAATCCTTCACGGTCAAAGTTCGTGCCGGTTCTTCCATTGTCGATATATATATCGTATAAAATCATATCTGTCCTATTTTTCATATATTCAAGAGCAATTTGCTTTTGAAACTCTATTGTGCCAACTGTTCTTGCACTTTCTTCGTTTGATACTCTTAAATAAATCGCAACATTATATTTGGGCATAGTTTCAGACGGTTCAGGAGTTATGACTTGTGGAACTTGGTTCACTTGGTTAATTCGTCTGCTTTTCCTTGCCATCAAACTACCTCCCCGTTATTCATTTTTTCTAAAATTCTTATTATTTCCATGTACTTATCACGATAATTAAAAACAACAACTATTTTTTTATCTTCATGTACATAGATTTTCTCAACAAGATTAGCCAGCGCAGACCTATTAAGAAAAGTTATCTCGTTGTTTTCTGACAACATCTTAATCCACGCAATTTTCTTTTCGATTTCACTGTCGATGTTTACCTTTTCCATCAGCAATGTTTCAATCTCTTTTTCAAGAACTTTTATTGATTTCCTTATGTCGTTGCAAATTTCTGTAGCACTTACTTTATTCTCAAGTTCCTCTATGCATCTGTTTTCTACAACCCTTATTGTTTTCGTAAAATCATCTATTTCTTTTTGTTTTGCTTCAATTATACTCTTTAATTCCTGCAATCTTATTTCCTTGATTTCATCAACTGAAATTGAGTCAACCTTGTCTGCTAAATCAGCAACATTATTGCAATAAGAGTGTAAAGCAGAGAAAACCGCCTTATAGATATCCTCTTCACGAATGCGATGCGAAGTGCAACCTATTCCCAACTTGTTCGTAGAACACATATAGTAAGCATAGGTTTTATCTTTATATTTTGCTGTTCTTCTTATTAACGAATCTCCGCAATCTGCACATTTAAGAAAGCCAGAAAACAAATATGGTTCGCTTTTGCCAGGACTTACTCTCGTATCCTGTTGCATTACGCGTTGTATTTTTTCAAAAAATTCCAGCGGAATAATTGCCTCATGGTTATCCTTGATTATTATCCACTGGCTCTTGTCTTTCTCAATTATTTTTTTAACCTTATAATTTATCGTTGTGTACCGTCCCTGAATTAAGGTTCCGGTATATATTTCATCAGTAAGTATCCTTATAACTGCAGATGCCGTCCACCTTGCAATATGTTTTTTCTGTGTATTGGCCGAGAAGTTTATACCTCTCATTTTCTTGTATTCTGCAGGTGAAGGAATATTTTCAAGATTTAACTTGTCGGCTATGGCACTTGCACTTATGCCCATAAACCGCATAGTATATATTCTTTTAATCGTTCCAACGGCACATTCATCCACTTCAATTTTATGTTTATCATCTTCACATTTCTGATAACCCATAACAACAAATGGTCCTATGTATTCGCCTTTTCGTCTTTTAACTTCAAGCTGACTGCGAATTTTAATTGAAGTATCACGAATGTACGAGTCATTAAGAATGTTCTTAAACGCAATAACAAGCTTAGCGTTATAACTGTCATCTTCTCTATAGTCTATATTATCATTTATAGCTATAAATCTGATTCCCATTGCAGGGAACAACTTTTCCAGATAATATCCTGCGTCAATATATTCTCTGGCAAATCTTGATAAGTCCTTTACTATAACGCAATTAATCTTATTTTTAAGTATTAAGGACATCATTCTCTTAAAATCAGGTCTTTCAAAATTTGAACCTGAAAAACCATCATCCACGAACTCATCATATAATTTAATTTCGGGATGTTTCTGTAAATAAAGCATCGCCAAGTCTCTTTGATTGGCTATGCTGCAACTTTCTTCTTTATCGCCGTCTTCTCTTGAAAGCCTTAAATACAATCCGGCGATGTACTTAGTTTTTGGCATAAAAAAACCTCCTGTCTATTAACACACAAATCCGTTAAGCAAAACCTGTGTTAATATACAAGAGTTCCGAAGAATTCAATATTCAATTTAAAGTCTGCATATATTATAGCACAAATTCTTTCGAAAGTCCATACCTTTTTGTGAATTATTTAAATTTTATAGGTTTTGCCCTAAATTAGTGTACTCATATAATCTACAACACAATCTTCTATCGTTTTGTCGTTATTAGCAAATTCGAGCTTAACGACATATCCGTTACATAAAAAACAATACGGATTTTTTATCTGTTTTACATAATCCCTCATTTTCTTTTTAACGGGATCTTTTGGATTTATTTTTACATTGGCGATATCGACCAATTCATTTCTATCGACAGTTCGCACATCTGTATGTTTCATTTCAACATATTTACTCATAGTCATTTCTCCTCTGCTTATATTATATACTTGAGAAAGTTTATAACGCCCCTTTATAACGGTCGTTGGTTCGACGCACATAGCATTTCAGCTCCGCCGGGTTCTCCGCCAGGACCGTAGTCAAGTATCAGTTACTAACTGTATGTTTCATCGCATCCCGACCTTCCAAGTCAGTCGGTTTATAGTCTGATATTTATCGCTCGTGCAAGAGATAATAGCAGTCTTGGCGTATCAACTAATGTGCTGGCGACTTTTAACCGC